ACTTGGTCACGAGAAAGAGCAGGTGCTGCTACAAGAACTGAAACTGCAGCAATGGTAGATAGTAATTTCATGGATATCTCCGTGTTTGTTACGTGTATAATAAAAAAATGGTATATAACCTTCAACATTGTTATATACCACCAATTATACTAAAAGTTTGTAACAGTTTTATTATAATATCGTCATTGAGACAATTTTATATAAAAAGTTGTTTCATTTCTGAAAACACTTTATTAAAGGCATTAACCTCATAACAATAATTCTCATAGAAAGCATCATCATCTTTAAACCGAGCATTATCTTTACCCTGACTTGCAAGATATTCTTCCCAGCAACGATCCATTGCTTTCATACCTTCAAGCAAGTCACCACGACCAAAGGCTTTCATAATTGTTACTGCATCTTCATAACAAAAGGCTTCTTCATAAAAATGAGGGATTCTAAACATTATGCTACTCCTTCTAAGTTGTCTGCCAATGCTTCAAAGCATTCGTCAATGTATTCTGAGTTGTAGAATATCCGAAGTTCCATATACATATCTGACTCAACAAAGTTCCAGAAGTCAGTGGTACCAAATCCAGGACGAAGATTAAAATCATTCTCAACAGCACGGTTAAATGCTTCGATAACATCTTGCTTTATTGCTGATCCGTTAGGTAGTAACATTTGGTATCTCCTTTATTCACCTTATGTATATAACATAACATATTACAAATGAGATGTAAACACTTTTTTTAAAAAAAGTTAAAAAAAGATTTGTTTAAAATCAATCACTTAAATTTTTTTTATAAAAAAAGGGCCCCGGAGGGCCCTTAGTTTTATTTAATTTTAAGTTGGTTCTTACGCCAAGATGTTGTCTACACGGAAGATTCTGTAGTATTGGTTTGCTTTCGCTGTACCAATATCGCTATCTGGTGAGTTACCTACGAATGGGTTTGCAACCATGCCATAGCGAGTTTTGAACCCGATACGTGGCTGGAAGTCATTCTCACCAACTGCACGAACCATTGTTAGTGGTACGTATGGGCAGTAGAATAGACCTGCGTCATATGGGTTAGTACCCTTATAACCAACAGTTACATAGTCTGTTGTTGAATATGGGTCGATATATACTTTTGTACGACCGTTTAGAACACCAGCAAATGTGTTGCCTGTGTCATCAACATTTAGGTTTGTTGATAGAGCTGGAGAGTAATCCAACATGCCTGAAGCTGCTAGGGCGCTTGCAACATCTGATGAACAGATGATGAAGTTACCTTTACCGCGACGTGTTTCTTTCGCGATTGTGTTTGCTTCACGTTCGATTTGTACAATCAAACCTTTGAATTTTTCTACAGACCAGCGACCGTCTGCATCTGTTGACAAGTCAAAGATACCGTTGATTGCTGTGTTGCCTGTGCCAGCACCAGTTTTAGCACGTGAGTTGATTGTACGTACAACTTCACGGTTGATTTCTGCCAAGATTTCTGTTGACAAGATGTTTGCCAATTCTGTCTCAGCATCAAGACCATGAATTGCTTTCAAGTCTTGTGCTAGTTCTAGTGTGTATTCTGCTTTCAATGCACGTGATTTTGCAGTAACAGTTGCTTTTTCAATGGTGAAGCCCATTTCAGCAAATGCAGACTCACCAGTTGTACCTAGTTGTTCTGCGTTAGCTGTTGTCATACCACCACCAAAGTCTGGACCTGTACGGTCGTTATTGATGGATGAGTCTGAGTTAGAGTCTGTCAAACCAGATAGACCTGATGGACCTTGTGCTTGTGTTCCACCTGAGTCACCTGAGAAGCCTGTGACTGCTTCATCAAACATTGCTTCGCCGCCAGATGTAGCACCTGCACGAGTTGTTTTGTATGTTGATTTCATTGCAAAGATCAAGCCTGTTGGACCTGTCATTGGCTGAACACCGGCAATATCATATGCCATTAGGTTTGGCATTGCACGACGTACAAGTGAAATCAATACTGGGTTCCAGTTATCAACGTTTGCTGTGTTGTTAGCTGGTGCATCTTCGTTCAGGAAGTTCTGACGAGCATTTTGCTCTTGAAGTGCTTTTTCTGTGTTCTCCAGAACTGCAGCTGTAACCGCACGCTTGTGTGCGTCTTTAATATTACCAGCTGATTCTTCGTTCAATACTGGAGACCATTTCTCTACGAGACGATCATAAGTTTCCATAATTGGATCTCCTAATTACTTATTTGTTGATTTACGGATTGCGTTAAGATACTGCTCCATCATTGGAGAAACTTGAATTTCAGCATCTGCTTCTTCTTCAGTTTCTTCTGAGACGGTTTCAGCAACTTTCTTAGTGAAGTGTGATTCTTTGATGATTTTAACTTTTTCAGCAAAAGTTGCTTCATCTTCAAAATCAATACCTTCTACCAATGACGATAGCTTTTCCACTTGAGTAGCAGCTAGATCACGTGCAGCTTCACGAATGATTGCGTCACGCTTATATGATTCTAGTTCTTCTGAAAGTGCAATTGCTTTGGCTACTGCATCATTGAATGACTCTTCGAGTTCTTCATTTTCTGCAGCCAATTCATCAATTAGGTCGACTTTGGATTCTGGAACTTCAACATAAGACTCAGCGAATAGGTCTTTCAACTTATCCATAAAGCCTTCTGCGATTTCTGTACGTAGGCCAGATTGGATCGCAACTTTGTTTTCTTCCATCCAAGACTCAACCACATAGTTGAGGTAGCTGTCAACTTTCTCTACAAGATCAGATTTAGTTGAAGCAACTTCTTCAGCCAATTCTGACTGATATGCTTCTTCCAAACGGTCGATCTCTTCTGAAAGCTTTGATTTTACCGCAGCTTCAAACAATACAGCTGTTTTGGCTTTAAACTCTTCTGAAAGAGTTGCCTCAGATTCAACCAATGCATCTAGTTCGCCGTTATAGTCAAACTGTACTTCAGGTGCTGATGCTTCCGCAACAACATCTTCTGCTTCTAGTTCAACATCTTCGCCCATCATTTTACCGTATGCAGCTGTCAGTTGGTCTTTTTTCATACCAGACATTTTGCTATACATTGCATTGATCATGCCAGCTTTTGTTTTTGGCATTGGCTCGCTGTTTTTCTTGTCACCAGTGCGTGCAGGTGCAGCAGAGGTGGCATCCGCAGCTTTATCAGCAGCCGCGACAGACTGCTGTTCTGCGTTCTTTGGATCATGAGCTTCTTCGATTTCGATCTCGTCGAGCTCAACATCCTGGTCTTGTACTTGATCAGTCATGTTTGACTCCTTATTATATTTTAGTTTTCAGTAACGAGAGGAAATTTTTAAACTCACGAGTTTGTACCTCATAGAGGTCAGAACGCGGAGCACGTTTAATTTCAGTCTCTATTTTTTCAATTTCTTGAGCCTCAATGATTCCATTATTCCAAACCCATTCAACACCTTCCATAATCCCATTAACAAAAGCATTTGGTGCAGATGGATCTTGTACGATATCAACCGTATTAAGAATAAAGTCATCCTTGACATACATTGCGCCACTGCGCTGCTCAAGGCTACCCATACCACGAGTTGAGACACCTAATTGAACACCGCCTTCAAGTAATCCCTTAACGATATTACCCATTGGAGTATCCAAAATTCGTGCCTTTCCCATAACATTATTTCCGTCCATTTTGAGTTCCGTAATCTTATGAGAAACTTTATCCAAGTTAACAGTTGGTCCATCAGGGTGGTTTAGTTCCCCTACCGCTCTGTCCTTGGAAACTTGTTCGGTAACATATTTACTTACAGCCTTTTCCATAATAGGCTTTGGATAAATTCTACCGTTTCTATTTTTAGATTCAGCCATTGCAAAGACACCTTCAATGACGTGAGTCTTTGAACCATCTTCATTACTTTCAACGATGCACTGTACATCTGTTTCTTTAAATTCAGTAATCAGCTTCATCTAATTAACCTTTATATTGTTTAATAAACTCAGATCCCATTTTCTCTGCTTCTTTTTGAGATTTATAGGAATCTAGTTTTTCTCCATCAATGTAAACAACAAAAACACCTTTGTCCTTATGTATCATTAAATGATACTTTCCAATCTTTTTGTCCATTATATGTTGCCCTGGAGGCATTTTCTGGACTTTTTCTCTAAGTTCTTTAAATGTTTTCATTTGTTTTACATTTATTTATACAAATTTATTCTTCTGGTTCTTCATGAGCATCCATAGCTGCTTCAATCTTACCATCTTGATTCATATCTTGAATTTCTTCAAAATCTTCGTCTGCTTCTACCTCATCAATGGCATCATCCATATCTTCATCAGAGATTTCATCCTCATCAAAATCCATTTCCAGTTGTTCTGGTTCTACACCATTAAATGTTTGATCAGCTACAGCAATCTTTTCTTGCTCTAATGCGTCATTAACTTTTGCACTAATTAGATCATTGAACATTGGTCCTGCTTGACTAAAGTCTTGGTCAAGAACCGCATCAATAAAGTTTTCAATTTCCGGCATTTTGTTCTCCATCTTCTTCATCATTATCAATCTCACCTGATTGAGTCTCTTGATTTATTTGATCTCTCATATTCTTAATATCACCATCATCCATTTGTAGTACGTTTTTCATAACCCATTCTTTTGAGAAGAAATCACCAACATATTGTTGCATCTGATCTAGTGTTTGAATTCTTTCTCTTAATAATTCTGCATCTTTTAATTCTGTAAAATGACTATCACGAATAAAGTCAACAACGATATCATTCTTCCATTGATTCCAATCATCTTCAGTAATGATACCTTTAATAATTAATTGTTTCTTTAATATACCATAGAAAATACCGGCAAACTTACCTCTTAAACGATCAATAAACTTTTGAAATTTAAGTTCATCACGTGTAATTTCAGTTGATCTGCCTAAAGAAAATTGTGATTCTTGTTCTAATCTATTAATTGGTACGTTTAATGATCTATATAGTCTTTTCTGGAAGTATACAATATCATCAATCTGACCTAGATTTTCACCACCAGGAAGTGTACTAATTTCTGTACCTCTACCACCTTCACGACGGGGTAGCCAGAAATCTTCCAACATTGACATATGCTTACGATCATCTCTAATCTGACCAGTATCTGCATCATATACAAGTTTATTACGGTAACGAGCCATAATATCTTTCATATATGTTTCAGCTTTACCACGTGGTAAGTTACCAACATCAATATAGAAAATACGACGTTCAGGAGCTCTCGATAGTCTATAAATGACTAGAGAGTCTTCCATCATACGTAATTGGTTAATTGGTTTTAATGCTTTATGAAGATGCGATACAACTCTTTTACGGTCAACATCTAACAAGCCAGATGTTACATAAGAAACAGAATCATTAGATAGTTTTACACCTTGATTCGTTCCACCGGGTTTCTCTTGATAGATATAGAACTCATCTACTCTTTCTACCAAAGACGCACCAGTTACTGGATCTTTTTTCTTCTTAACTTCTTTTACTTTACGGATTTTAGTAGAATCAACTGGTCTAATTTCTTGAATACCAGCTTTTAAATTCTTATCATCAACTACAAGGTGGTGGTAGATTCTTCCATCAATGTACCATTTACGGAAAATATCATGTCCATAATCAGTAAATTGTAGCATAGAACAAATATTATCAAATTCTTCGACCATTGTTTTCTTAAGTTGATCGCTAAGACCTTCAACATGATCTAAAACAAGAGTTACTGGCGATTGATTCTCATTACCAGTAATTGATTCGTTTACGATATCTTCAATTGCTGCATCGACTTCGGGGTGTACTGCAACTGCTCTATATTGTCTAATATTTTGTAAGTTATCTTTTGCGTGGTCGCCTTCACCAAGGTTTACATAAGTACCATAGTGAGCACCAGCGGCTGTAACATAACCAGCACCATCCTGATCTACAGGAGGAACAATAGACTGTCTTTGATCAGCCTTCTTGTCTTGAGCTCGTTTAATTTCAAAACCAAATAATCTAAGTCCGTTATTATCAGCCATATTAATTCCTAATATTGAATGAAGAGGGGCCTTTTCAAGCCCCTCAATCTATTTATACTACTTTAAGTAGTTGTTGCGGCTTCCCAGTATTGCACTTGGAATTCAACAGTAAATCGCTCAATCTCATTCTCTGTCGCATAGTTCAGATCGATTGGGCTAACACCTGTTGGGAAACAACCACGGAAGTTATATGTTTTCAATGTAGAACCATCTTTGTCAAGTTGCTCAACAATAAGATCAGCTTCGTAATCAACAGGATTGGTTAGACCAGTATTTGCAGAGTGTGCATTCATACCGTTCATCCAACGCTCCATTGCGTCACGAACATTGAAATCTGTGTCGTTAATAATAGTTGGAGTCCATACATCAAATGTACGATCACCAGCCATCTTTAATTGACGACCACGGAAAGGAACAATAATTGTACCAATTGTAGAAGCAGGCAACTGAGCTGCTTCACACAAGAACGATGTTAATTCTACATCGCCATTTGCATAACCTGGA